AACTCAATGAGCAGATTGATAAGAACATTGGATTAAACAAGAGACTCGGTGAGTCAACTGCATCCAATATCTTAGAATCAGTTTCTGATGGCCTTGCTGCTACTCAGAAAGAAAAGCTCGCTTCACTTGCTGAAAGTGTAGAGTTTGAAAGTGAAGAAGAATATCGTGAAAAGTTAGAAGTTCTTAAAGAGTCTTACTTTGCAAGAACAACTACTGAATCTGCTAAGAAAACAACTAAAGCAGCTCAAACCCTTTCTGAGGGAGTAGATAGTACACCTGCACCAGTTTCTGGTGGAATGGATTCTTATCTAAGAGCATTAGGTAATTTCAAATCAAAGCAGAGCTGAATTAATTATTAGTTCAAACGTACAAAATCACACTTATAGGTAAACGCAAATGTTCCAATCAGAACAGTTGCAAGAAAAGTGGAGTCCTCTATTAGACTATGAAGGTCTAGATCCTATTAAGGATAATCATCGTAGAGCGGTTACCGCAGTCTTGCTAGAAAATCAAGAAAAGTTTTTAAAAGAAGAGCAATCATTTAGTCAAGGTTTAAACTTGATGGAAGCTGTCCCAACCAACTCTGCTAACGCAGTTGGTGCTCAGGGTGGTTTCGGTGGTTCAGCTGATGCAGGTGGTCCAGTTGCTGGTTTCGACCCAGTTCTGATCTCCTTAATCAGACGTGCAATGCCAAACTTGGTCGCATATGACCTTGCTGGTGTTCAACCAATGTCAGGTCCTACTGGACTAATTTTTGCAATGAGAAGTCGCTACTCTACACAGAGTGGTACAGAAGCACTATTCAATGAAGCAGACACAGCATTTGCTGGTACTGATGCTGGTTCTAACACCACATTGACTAGAGCACATTCAGATGTTAACACTGGTATTGGTACTGTAACCCAAGCTGGTAATAACCCATCTGCCCTTAACCCAGTTGGTACTGCATCTTCAAGCACTGGTGCATATACAGTTGGTCAGGGTATGCCTACTGGTGATGCTGAAAACCTTCAGGGAACAGGCAATGATGCCTTCAACCAGATGGCATTCAGTATTGAGAAAGTTACTGTTACTGCTAAGTCAAGAGCACTAAAGGCAGAGTACAGTTTAGAACTTGCTCAAGACCTTAAGGCAATTCATGGTCTAAATGCTGAAGCAGAATTAGCAAACATCCTTTCAACTGAAATCCTTGCTGAAATCAACAGGGAAGTCATCAGAACAATCTATATGGTTGCTGAACAGGGTGCTGTTTCTAACACTGCTACTGCTGGACAATTCGACCTTGACATTGACTCAAATGGAAGATGGTCTGTTGAGAAGTTCAAAGGACTTCTGTTCCAGATTGAAAGAGATGCTAATGCTATAGCACAGAGAACTCGTCGTGGAAAAGGCAACATGATCCTCTGCTCTGCAGACGTTGCTTCAGCCCTAACAATGGCTGGTATCCTAGACTATACTCCTGCACTTAATGCAAACTTGAATGTTGATGATACAGGCAATACATTTGCTGGTACAATCAATGGTAAGTT